TCTCCACCATCATACCTAACATTTTATGTAAGCTAGATATTGCCAAAGGAGCTACAATGTAACCATTTAAGTGTCTGAATTTACGCTTAAGAAAATCCGCCTGTTCAATGTTAATAAATGGTATAGATTCTGAATCTTTCTCTGCCATAGTATATGTCACTCTACGCTTTTTCAAAACTTCTTGAATTGCTGTGTGATTAAACCATGGTCTATCAGTATTGAGAATGTTATCATCTCCATAAGTCATTAAATGGACTTGCTTCTTAAATAAATTTAAAGAACCTCCCAAATCTTTAAAAGCAATTCGCATATAAATACTATTAGCGATAGAATTGATAATGGCTGTCAATGGTTGACCGGATGGGTTGCCCCCAAAGAACTGAAATACATCACCATTCATATTGACTACTGGCAAGCTCACATCAGTTGCTATGCCCTCCATAATCATTATTTCTTTGGCAGTAATTGGAGATGTTCTTTTCCTCCATTCTATGAGGACACTAAATGCACCTCTAATAATATTAGCTGGCATCTCTTTATCAAAAGCCTTATAATCACCCGCAACTATTTTATCAGAACCAAAGTATGTGAGGTAATTATGTAATTCTTCCCATTCAGATGAAAAACAATTCATACCTACAGCACATTCTGTAAGATAGTTCTGGGATCTCATGGCTTTTGTAATCCATAAGAAATACTTACGAACTACAATTGAAAAAGAGACAGGACAAGCCGTAAAAACACGCGTTTTCCCAGCTTCTCTCTTCTTGACAGTAACAGGTTCATCTTTTAAAGACCCCAGAAAAACAATATTGGCCCTCTCTCCTAATATATAAGATTCTTCAATATCTTTGACTGCCTTAATCAAATCAGGTTTAGGATACCACTTATCCTCTATTCGGTCAAAATATTGAGATTTCTTGCCAGGAAAGGTAAAGCCACCAGAGGTTGACATTTGCAAACTATCCAAGAAATCAACTCCTGGTAAACCATTAACGGCATCTACCACATCTAAAGTGCACACTCCATCAAGCCAAGAAGTATCCTGTAG